GCGGAAAGCATTTCCTTCTTATATTTCTGTCTATCAATGAACATGCTTTCCATAATCTCAGCAAGAAAACCTTTCTTTTCTAGACTGAAAAACTGATTATTAGGAGTTAGACATGCCATTTGTGTCTTTAGAAACGAAGTGTCAATTTCTCTTGACAGTAGTTTATCAACATTGACAGAGCATTGTCGCATCTCATCAGACTTACTTTCAATGATTGTGTCTGGTGAAATATTATACATCATAATCAGACTGGGATACAGACTTGTCAAATCGAATGATGCAACCCACTCATGCATTCCAATAATAGGATCTTTTACAAACGCGCCTTCGAATGCAGTTCGATTAACATCTTTTCTTTTTGCTTCCAAAAATATATTCTTGGAACGAAGATGATTCTGAATAATCTCAGTCCACATTCTCACTTGCATGAAAACATCAGGATAATTCGTCTTTGAATCATAAGCAAGAGTCAATGCAAGATCTAGCAACTTGAGTTTTTCATCAAGTCTTTCGACAAGCTCAACGTCTTTCTGATTGTATTCAATAAACTTTTGAAAATCTAGTCGATACAATTCATGCAGATTATCGTACTCAGAATAAGATAGTTTTCGTTCGCCGAGTTCGACGTTAGCGATGTGATCCAATCTAAAAGATTCTGCCGTACCGTTTGTGTTGAACTTTCGATACATTTCGAGATAATCAAGTATAGATATTCCAATGAGTTCATAATATTTTATCTCCCTCGTCATTATTGTCGTGGTTTTATCAGAAACCATACCCCAAGGCGACAGACCTTTTGCCTTGCTATCATCAAACAAACGCCTAATTCGATTGACAAGATAAGGAATATCGAATGTTTTAACATTCCAACCTGTGACAATATCTGGAGACTTTTCATTCCATATTTGTAAAAATTTTTCAATCAAATCATATTCGTCTTTACACTTAAAATAGATTACATCATCACGATGCTTTTTATAGTCACCGCAACCAAATATGTAATATTCTTTTGACTGAGAAAATTTGCAAGCGATAGCTGTCACAGGTTCAGATTCAGAATCTGGATTTGGAAATCCATTCTCCGAACCCACCTCAATATCGATATTTACTACATGAATCTTTTCGCGATCCCATTCAATAATGTTTGGGAATACTTCCGAGATAAATGCATAATCGTAGCGAGAATTGCCGTAGATTTTGAAATTTTCAATATCTTTGTATTGTTCAATAAAATCTCTAGCATCTCTAATAGAGTCGAAGGGTATTTGCTCTAGGCAATACCCTTCTAGATTTTGGAATTGAGTTTTTTTATTTGACTTAACGTAGAGTTTAGGTTTATAAGGTATTTTTACCTTGACTTTTTTACCACCCTTTACGCCTTTAAATAAAATATTGTTACCGATACATACCGCATTAATATAAAAATCACTCATTTTCTATTGTATTAGTATAAGCAGTTGAATATCTATCTAGAAGTTCATCGACAGGAGTTGTTACGCAAAGAACTTCACTTTTTGGTATTTCAATACCAGTAGCATTTTCTACACAAAAATGCAAAAATGGTAGAAATGCAACATAAAAACCCTCTTCTTCACTTTGTCGAACTACAATTTCTACAGGCTTTTTTATCAAATAAAAATCTTCATGTTCTTCAACATTTGCCATGATGGTCCCGGGACCCTTAAATACAATTATCTTAATTTCCATTCAATTCCTCCAAACTAATAGTATTAAGAGTCACCCATTTCTTAGGGAAGAGAATTTCTCGTCCTCTAAAATCATTAGGATCAACAGTGGGATCTGAAACAAGACCTAGAATTTCAAATACATTATCATATTCACGAAAGTAAATACTAGTATCTGTAATACTATATCCTGAATACTTTGACTTAGCAGAATCAATAAGATTAGCAGCAATTTCCTGCACGTTCATCATTTACACTCCAACAATAAAATAATTAGATGAGGTACTGTTACATGTTTAAAAGTCTTGACAACGACTTTCCTGATGACGAGATAACGAACCACCATTAATTATCAGGATGGCGTTTACCTTAACAGTTAGGCTGCTGGTTAGGCACTTTCTCTCACACCTCGGTTTACTGGGTACGAAATCCAGTAGCATCGTTTCGTCATGCTCGCTCTATCTTTCACGCCTTCTTTTATTTTACTTCGTTTTAGGTCCCGAAGGTCCGTCACTTTTGGTGACGATTTATTCATGTGATTATGATAACAATTTATTTTATTTCTGTCAACTCTTTTTTGAATGCTTCGTAATATTTTTTACGGTCTTCCAATCCTAGTTTTCCTCCTTGAACTAGTCTTGTCATCCAAACTATGTCATCCGTGTCACATGCTCTATTTATATTATTTTTATCCCAAAACCAGATAGAAGTTAATACTGCAATTTCTGGCATTAAAACCATGTCTGGGTTTTCTAGTATATCTAAATTCATATCTTTTGCGCAAGAGGAATAGTTATTTTTTCCTGTGAGTTGAATTAATCCTCTTCCTCTATACTTCCATCCATCACCGGTTTCCTCAGAGCCATTACCCAATCTTCCACCATAAACTCTACTTGCAATAGCTCTTTTGTCACGAGCATATTTCTTAGCTAACTCCTCGGTTGGAAAATATTTCTTGAAGACAACTTGTAATCTTTCTGCGGAATAATTTAAGTTTTCTTCTATTCTATTAAATTGCCCAGATTCATGTGCAGTCTGTGCTAGAAAACCTGCGATCCTATTTACCGTATTAAATTCAAAATTTTTCATCGCCTCAGCCATAGTCATAGCATACTTTGAAATGCCGTTATTTCTTGGCATAACTTTTTTCGAAATAGAAATTAATTGTTCGTAATTAATTATCATATTTTATTATTTCTATTCCACAGTGAGATAGAAAGTTTAAACCATCTTTCGAACGATAAAGATGACTGTAAACCACCCTTATAATTCCAGCTTGATGAATTAATTTGGCACAATCTATACAAGGAGAATGTGTAATATACATTGTACCTTTATCTGAAGATTCTGTTGAGCGCGCCACTTTCATCAAACAATTTGATTCTGCGTGTAGCACTTCGGGCTTCGTGACCAGTAATGGCGGAACAGGAGAGGGAGGATATCTCAGCGGAGCCTCTATCATTTCATATTCACAATCGTTGTCCCAACCTATCGGCATACCATTCCAACCATAACTCAAAATTCTATCATCCTTGACAAGGACTGCGCCAACATTAAGTCTCTTGGCATAACTCATTTGAGACACACGTTTTGCTATATCAGAGTATAGCGAATCATACCTATTTTTTTTATCAGAGTTTAGCATCTTTTATCAGAACCTTCTTTTGCTTTTCTAAAAAAATACCGTCAGTCATTTCACACATCAAGGAGAAAACTAAAACTATACCAAATATAATTAGTAGAAGTTCTAGAAACACACTAGAATCATTTTTCATAATATATCCTTTTAAGAAGGGGTGGAATCCACCCCTTCTATTATTTCACAATCACTCAATCAATAGTTGACTAGATTCTAGTTTTGGTGGTGAATCAGTGATTGCTATCTTCTTAGGTTTATGCGCCTCTGGAATACTATTTTTGAGATGGACTCTGAGTATTCCGTCTTTAAGAGATGCCCCCTCTACAAGAATTGTATCCATTAAAGTAAACACTTTATTGAATGTTCGGGATGCAATACCTCTATAAAGATATTCGGGCTCCTCTTTATTTTTAATTTCACCCGTAATTATCATCTTGTTTTTTTCCACGGTAATATCAAATTCATCTTCTTTAAAACCAGCTACGGCTAGTTCCAATTCATACTGAAAATCCGAAGTCTTGATGATATTGTGTGGTGGAAACGATGGAGATTTATTATATTCGGGTGTGTCCAATAATTCAAAAAAATCAACCCATCTATCAAATCCTATGTGCCTAGATGGAAAGTTGGATGTGTTAAATTTAAACGTTTTACTTAGTGTCATTTTTCCCCCTTATAAAGCAAGGTTTAAGTTGACTGTTTTTCGATACAGACAAACGGTTCGCCCCGAAGGCACGAACAATTACATTTTTATTTATAATCCAGTTGAACCAAATCCACCGGTTCTTTCACCTTTTTTTGGTAAAGTTGAATATGTGTCATCATTAATTTCTTCTATTTGACAATTAATGTATGGACACAATTCACCCTGCGCGATTCTCATGTCCGTTTTTATCAGTACCTCAGTTGCAGTAACGTTTGTTAAAGACACAAATATTTCATCCGTATAATCTGAATCGATTATACCCACACCATTTGTTAAAATTAACCCGTTTTTCACAGACACGCCTGATCTAGAATAAATTTTTATACAATATCCATCTGGTATATCTGAACATATTCCTGTTGGAATTAATATTCTATCACCAGGTTCAACTATAACAAAATTATATTGTACTTTTATTTCTTCCTCGTCATTATCGAGATTATAAACTTTTACCGCCTTAAATGGATAAAGGCAGGCATGAAAATCAAAACATGCTGATCCAGGAGTTGCATAAGATGGAACAATTGCGGTTTCGTGTAATCTTTTAAATTTAACGTTAATCACTAAACTTTAATCACTTCAAAAGCATCTTTATTCATATAAGAGACTTTTCTATTTTCTAGGCTAGAAAAAATGGCAATAAAGGATTTACCATCTATTATTTTAGATGGGTACGTATCCGAAGTAAAAGCAATATCTTGTGAATACTTATTTTTCAGCTTAACTATCTTCTCTTTTTTTTGCCGATTTTTCATTTTTATAATTCCTATTATGATAATTTTTTCTTTCCAATGTTATATTTGGCAACTAGTTCCCACTCATCTTTTTCCTTAAAGGAAAGAATTTTAATTTCTTGAATTGGAACAAACTTATCAATACCCCAATTATTGAAATCATTTTCAAGAATTTTAACTAATCCCCAATCCTCTAATAATTTGGCGATAGTGTTTCTTCGAGATAAATCCTTATCTGTTAAATCGGTTCCTTTTCCATCAAGTTTGAATAATTCTTTGAAGTGTACTATAGCATATTGACCCTGCTTGTGCAATATGTGACACGATTGATATAGAATTTTATCTTTTCTGGATGAAATCCCAATTCTTGTGAGGGTTTCTTTTATTTTTAAAAAATCGTCTGGTGATTGGAGGGCGACTAATATTCCAACACCTTTAAATAGATCAGTATCATCAGTTTTCACGATTATTCACCTTTCTTATTTTTATGTGGTTTATCCACTTATTTTATTTAGTAATTCCTCCTTTCTGGTTTTTCCGTTGAATATTCGTGATATTTTCATCGGTTAAAAGTGGAAATATTTCTTTCGCTTTAGATGACGATACTCTATAGTATTCTTTTATCAAAAGTATAATTTCATCTTCTTTACTTTTCTTTTCCCATTTTCTGAAAGGACGCTTTTGCTTGCGAATTGAATTAAATAAGAAATCATATTGCATATTCTTATCCAATCCGCTTCTCATATTCATTTCATTCGACTGCATAATACAATCGTAATGATAAGAAAGTGCCCGATTTGTGATATAAGGCACAAATTCACTTAAATCTTCAAGGGATTCCTTACCTTGAAGAATATTGTTTACTATTTCAAATGGATTTGACATTAAATAAATTCACATTCAATCATCAGTTCTGTCAAACACGCCATTAAATTAATTTCTTGATCAACGACAAACGCAGATTTATACTGATAATCAGCTAGAATCAATACTGCTTTGGGTATACTATTCTTATCAACACAATCATAAAGATTGTCGTAAATTTCTTTATATACGACAGTTGGATCTGAATCACAACTGCTCACCCATTTTCTTGCATTCGTGAAATCTTTTTCCTTCAGAAAAGAGACAAGTTCGCTCAAACTAACATTCTTTACCTGCGCAAGAATACCAACATCGATTTTGCCAAATCGAGAATAGCGCTGAAGTTCATTAATGATTCTTCTAAAATCAGGAAAATGCTTCTTGATTATCTCAGCAAGAACCGCATTATCATACTCGATATTCTCTTTTTCTAGAATAGTCTGAACTCTTTTAAAGATTGCGGATGCCATCTTCGACTTTTCTGACTTTTTCAAAGAAAAATCAATAACAGCACACCGTGAATGAAGTGGGTCAATTATTCTATTCTTGAAATTACATGTGAAGATAAAAGAACAGTTGTCAGAAAATTCTTCAATCGCATTTCTCAAAGCTGGCTGAGTTGAATTAGGATTGAGATAATCAGCTTCATCGATGATGATGACTTTTCTCCCACCAAGAAAACTCAGAGATGATGCATATCCCTTGATTTTGTTTCTGAATGTATCAATACCAGATTCATCAGAACCATTGATCATCATATTATCACAACCAACTTCAGCACAAAGTGCTTTAGCAACAGTCGTCTTTCCAACGCCTGCTGTCCCAGCAAGAAGAAGATTGGGTATTTTCTTGTCTTTTACATACTCAAGAAAAGGCGTCTTGAGCCTGTCAGGAAGAATACAATCCTCGATTGTACGAGGACGGTAACGTTCCACCCACAATATGTCATCATTATCACTAAGCATATATGTTTCTCATTATAAAAATTGGTGCCCCCGGAGAGATTTGAACTCCCGACCTTCGGTTTACAAAACCGCTGCACTACCACTGTGCTACAGGGGCTTATAGAAGATAAGCACTGGCTCATACTTCAGCCATATGCCATTTACTTTACAGAAATTTTTTGCTTTAGGCAAGCCTGTTTCTTCATCTATTCTATTACCTCCAGGCATTTGTGCGAGACTCATCTTTAACTTTCCTAGATAATGCATTCCAAGATCAGTTAAAATATCAATGGAGTCTTTTTCCAGAGGTAACATTTCACCATCGAATACTGCATCAGCAATATTCCATAAAAGATAACGATCATTATTTAGCCATTCTACACAAGTTTCTAGAGTCTTTTTGAGAAAGCCTTCTCTCCAAGAATCATACTGTGAAAACTTCTTGTATGATTGTTCTTCATCTTCGGAATATGCTTCCTTGGCAAAATATGGCGGTGAAGTAAAGATTAAGTCTAACTTACCACGATAACTTTGAAACTTTTTGTCTTCATGAATTACTTCAGAACCCTGCTGAAAAATTTCATAAGAGTGTGTTTTAGGAAACAATCCATAAGACCTATTTGTTTGTGTATTGAAAAAGTCTGCAAATTCATGATACTTGGTTCTACCATTTTCGGTACTATGATCGGTATTAGGATCTGTACCAATATAATGAATATTCATTTCATCATTGATTGACATAGCACCTAAGAGCCTTCCTCCCCATCCAGCAGAAGGATCATATATGAGTATTCGCTCTTGATTTCGAATGTGTTTAGTGAACTTTTCATATAGATATTTTGCTGTCAGGGGAGGAAAGTTAACCGCATATTGGCAAAAAGAAACCCTGAATGCTTTTAGCCCAACAGGAAATAATTTTTGCCCCAACTTAAAGACACGAATTCTGCACGTTTCACTTTTCTCAAAATTTACATTTGTTTTACAATTGTCAGGTATCTGTAGTTTTTCTATCTGATCCTTAGTCAAAAATAGGTATTT